GGATGCAGCTACTAATGGCTTTAGGTTAAAACTTGATGGTAGTGCTAATGATTTTTTAATACAATCAAGTGCTTCAGGTACAGTTAGAACAAGATTAGGTATTGATAGAGATACAGGAGACATCTCTTTCTACGAAGATACAGGAACTACAGCCAAGTTCTTTTGGGATGCAAGTGCTGAAGCTTTGGGTATTGGAACGACTTCGCCAACTAATACTTTAGAAATTGCAAGTGATACTGACAATAGTGGGATTACAATATATAACGATTATGGTTCTGGTGGGCGTAATGCAAGAATTGGGTTCAAATCATTAAATGGATATGATGCCTCTAGTGTTTTGGCTGCAGTTACAGCATCACCTGACAGTTCATCAAACACTGCTACTTCTTTAGTATTTTCTACATCAGGAAACAATAGTATTTCATCTGCTGGGCTTACAGAACGCATGAGAATAGACTCTTCAGGCAACATATTAGTTGGCACATCTAGTGTTACGACCAGTAGATTAAATATAGGCGGGACTAGTAATTATGTTCTTACTAACTCAGGTCAAGCTAACGCAGCAGGTATTCACGTTGATGGAGGAACTGCTGGAGGTTCTGGAGCTTATTCAGGAGCAATATCTTTTGGTACAAATACTGGAGCATCTGCTATTGCTGGAGTTCAGGGAAGTGCTGACTCAGATGTTCAAGGCTTGGCTTTTATTGTACACGGTTCAGCAACAGGCACAGATGATGCCACAGAAGCCATGCGTATTGATTCTTCAGGCAATCTGTTGGTGGGGACTACTTCAACATCTGCATCAGTTGCAGGTGGTCGTATATTTAGTACAGGTCGTTTAGTTACTTCTGTTGATGACGAGGGTCATTATTTCCGCAGAAACAATACGGATGGCACTATTGTAGAGTTCGCCAAAAACGGCTCAACAGTTGGAAGTATTGGTACAGCAAGTAGTATTATGTATATTGGTACTGGTGATGTTGGTATAAGAACTAATTCAATTAGTGATACTATAGAGCCTTTTAATACTAGTAATACCAATGTTAGAGATGCTTTAATTGATTTAGGTTCTACAGGAGCAAGATGGAAAGATCTCTACCTATCAAGTCAAGCTATTATAGAAGATGATGCATCTAGCCCATCAATACTTGTAAAAGCAGCAAGTCAAACAAGCTCTACAACACCTACAGCTTCAATAATTTTAGCATCAGGAAGTCTAAGTTCTAATGCATCAGCACCAGCTATAATTTCTTATAGAGATGCTGATTACAGTATAGCAGCATTAAGGTCATCAGGATTAAAATTTCAAGTAACTAAGTCAAACGCAGGTTCAGAAGCCATGCGTATTGATAGTGATGGCAACGTTGGAATTGGTGACAATACATTTACCGCAGGAAAGTTAAGAGTCTATGACACTGCTGGTAATCACATTTGGTTAAAAGGTAGAGTTAGCGATGGTAATGCTTCTGTTAGCTTTAGGAATAACGCTGATAATGCTTACAACGGACGCATTGCGACTGACGATACTAGTATGAATTTCCAAGTCAACGGCTCAGAAAGAATGCGTATTGATTCTTCAGGACAATTACGTCTTGGAAATACATCTCCTTCTTGGGATACCAATTTTAGTTCTTTAGTAACTAAAGGTGGTTTTGTAGGTTCACAAAGTTCTTCATATATATATTCAGGACAAAATGTTTATCATAACGGTGGTTTAAAATATACAACAGACGGATATTCAACTTTATATGAACAAAGTTTTGGAAATCATACATTTTATAATGCAGTTTCAGGCACAGCAAATTCAGCTATTACCTACAATACTGCTTTAAAAATTGACACATCAGGCAACGTTGGAATTGGGAGGACAAGTATATCCCAACCAAGTTCAGGTGCTACAACACTTGCTATACAAGGAACAGATAATAATAAAGCAGGTGCAATTAGATTATATTCGGCTGATGATTCTATTGCAGCGTACATATATCCTGATAGTGTAAGTGGATTATCTATAAATACAAGTACAAGTCATCCTATGGTATTCAGAACAGTAGGTACAGAAAGAATGCGTATTGATACTTCAGGCACGATGATATTACAAGCTGATGGTGCTGCTAATCTTGGTCGTATTCAGTTTAGCTCACAAGCAAGTACATACCAAATACTAGGTGGCAATAACATAGGTTACATGGGCTATAAAACTGGTGGCTATCATAGATTCTTTGGTTCTGATGGTGCAGAAGATATGCGTATTGATAGTTCAGGCAACTTGTTGGTGGGTGCTACTGCACAATTAAGTGCTTCAAAAGTTCTTTCATCATTTAATGGAGCAACACATAATGGTTATGTTGCAAAAACAACCTATGCTAGTACTGGTTCAAACTTTGCAGTATTTTTAAATTCAGGAAATCAAGTTGCAGGAAGTATTAACCATAATGGAACAACAAGTGTTGCCTACAACACATCTTCAGACTACAGATTAAAAGAAAATGTAGATTACGACTTTAATGCTCTTGATAGAGTTGCACAATTAAAACCAGCTAGATTTAACTTTATAGCTGATGCAGATACAACAGTTGATGGTTTCTTAGCACACGAAGTACAAGATATAGTTCCTGAAGCTATTTCAGGTGAAAAAGATGCAGTTGATGATGAAGGTAATCCTGAATATCAGGGCATTGACCACAGCAAACTTGTACCTCTTTTAACTAAAGCTATACAAGAACAACAAGCACAGATTGAAGCCTTACAATCTGAAATTAACTTATTAAAAGGAGAATAAAAATGGCAATTAATTATACTTGGGACGTTTCAACAGTTGATACTTACCCAACACTAGATGGTAATGCAGACGTTGTTTATAACGTGCATTGGAGATTAAACGCAGAAGATGGAGATTATTTAGCATCATCTTATGGTACACAATCATTAGATACATCTGATTTATCTAACTTTACATCATTTGCTGATGTAACATCAGATATGGTTAAGGGTTGGGTTATTGATGCTATGGGTGAAGAAGCTGTTGCAGATTTAGAAGCAAATTTAGATTCACAAATAGAAAGTCAAAAAAATCCAACGTCAGTAACAAAAACTTTAGAATCTTAGTATATAATTTAATTTTAAATAACTTATAGGAGAGTTAAATGAGTAAAGAAGAAAATAAAATGGAAAACCAAGAACCAGTAATAATTACATTCAATGGTAAAGAGTACAGAGCTTCTGATCTAAACGAAGAGCAAATGGCACTTGCTGCTAAGTTAAATGTTGCTGGTAAAAAACTAGCTAGACTTCAAGAGTATTATGATGATTATGTCATTACTAATGAATATAAAAACTTAGTTATTGAATCATTTGATAGAGCTATCAATGCTGAAGAAGAAGTTGAGGTAGTAGAGGAAAAATAAATGCCTAGAGTCACCGCACAAGATATCGGAGTTGAATTAGAAAAACACGAAATCCAATGCGGTGAAAGATGGACTCAAAACTGGAATAGACTTAAAAAAATAGAAGATTCAGTTAAAGATTTAGATAACAAAACTGAATCTAAATTAAATTCAATTGACTGGTCTATTAAAGGTGGTTTGGGTGCAGTCATATTAATACTATTAAGTGGCATTATCACCTTGATTGTTAAATTATGATAGATAAACTAATCCAACCTGTCGGTGACATATTAGATAAATTTGTTGCTGATAAAGATTTGAAAATAAAACTATCTCATGAACTTGAGAAAGAAATAATTTCGTTAAACAAAGCACAATTAGAAGTAAATAAAGTTGAAGCAAAACACAATAACATATTTGTCTCAGGCTGGCGTCCTTTTATCGGTTGGTGCTGCGGTTTATCACTCACTTATCATTTTATTTTAGAACCTATCATTCAATACATTCTTATCGTCAATGGAGTTCAATTTGAAACACCTGAGTTTGACTTTAGCCAATTATCTACAATCGTTATGGCTATGCTTGGTATGTCAACACTTAGAACCTACGAAAAAACTAAAAAATAATATGTACGAAAACATAAAAGAAATGCTGATCAAGAATGAGGGATTGTGTCTGAACTTATATAAATGCAGCTTAGGGTACAACACAATTGGCGTAGGTCGTTGCTTAGATAAGAATGGCATATCAGAAGATGAAGCTATGTATTTGCTTGAAAATGATATTATTAGAGTTGTAGCTAATTTAGATAAGGTATGGGAAGTATGGAGAAGTTTTCCTGTACCTGCTCAAGAGGTATGTGTAGACATGGCATTTCAAATGGGCATAACAGGATTTATGAATTTTAGACAAACACGAGCTCTGATGGAGATGGGTTGTTGGTTAGAAGCATCAGAGGAAGTATTAAGAAGTAAGTATGCAGTTCAAACACCAAATAGGGCAGCTAGGAATTCAAGAAAACTAGCTTTGTGTAAAAGTGCCAAGAAAAACATCAGACCAACATCAAAATAATTCTCGACTTGGTGCATTAGGAGAATCATTAGTACAAACGTTTCTGCTTGAGTACGCTGACTTTTGTTACCCAACGCAAGAAAAACATCCTGCCGATTTGCTGATGGAGGTGTCAGGAGGCAAATATACTGTTCAGGTAAAAAGCAGACGAGCTACTAAAGAAAAGAAGTTTGTCTTTGCTGCTGAAAACTCACGATCCATGTCTGAAACCTATAAAAACTATCGTTGCGATATTTTAGCCTTTGTATTCTTTTATGATGATGAGAAGAGAATTATGTTTAAGGCAAATACCTCATCACAAAATTATTTCACCTTTGATAAAAAATCCATTACCGATAATATGGAATTAGATTCACTTAAGGAAACCCTTGATGCTCTTAATTCTGTTCCTGTTTTAAACTCAATAATTTAACACTTGCATATTATATAAATATAATTTAATATATTTATATTAATTATATGGAGGAGTTAATTATGATAGAAAGTCCACAAACACTAATAATATTAGCAGCAGCTTGTTACCTATGTTATGGAGCAGCTTTAATTATTAAAGATAAGAATGACAGAAAATGAGAGAGATAACATTAAACGAAGTTGGTAAAACAAAACCTTTGATCTTAGCCAAAAGGCAAATAAGAGGTTACTACAGAGATGTATTTACTGGAGAGAATAAAGTTCAAGTAGATGATAAGGAGTATATAGTCAGAGATTCTCTAACAGAGATAGCTTATTTGATGGGAGTCAACACATGAGAATAGAATCACTAAAGAACTTTGAGTCAGAACAAAAAGGTCAGGCTCTTATTTATAAAGACATACCCAATGAAGATTATCATGCTGGTGTAGGTATCAGTAGTAGTTATGTTAGAAGATTTGGTCAATCGCAATTACACGCAGTTAATCATAAATCTGAATCTACTCCTGCACTAAAGTTTGGTACAGCAGCTCATTCTTTATTAGTAGAGGGCAAAGAGGCTTTTGATAAAGAAGTAAGAGTTATAAGCGGTTCTCCTTACACTAAAGCATTTAAAGAAGAGAAAGCTGAATATGAGGAGCAAGGTTATATAGTCTTAAAAGAAGAAGATGCACACATGATCTTTGATATGCAGGCAAATATGATATATGAGGGTAATGCTTACTTAAATGCAAAAGGCAAATTGGCTGAAGCAAGTATCTACTGGTACGAAGATGATGTGCTATGCAAATGTAGACCTGATTTAATGTGTCCGCCACTAGATAAACCTAATTCAGATAATGAAATAGTAATAGTAGATTATAAAACTACTATATCTTGCGAACCTTATGCTTTTAATAAGTCAGTCAAAAAGTATGGCTATGACTTACAAGCAGCATTTTATAGAAGAGGATTACAGATGGCTGGATATGATGTAACAGACTTTGTCTTTATAGCACAAGAAAAAACAGAACCTTATGCATCTAAGGTTTTTAGAATTACTAAAGAGCAAATGGATTATGGTTGGAACATGATGGAGCAATACCTAGAGGATTATAAAGAATATCAAAAGGGTAAACCTCTTAGTATTTACAATAGTCCTAATGTTGTGGATTTGGTTTTATAAGAAAGGGCGAATAGATATATGAGAGTATTAAGTTTTATGGAGAGTTTATCTTACGCCCTTGAACTAAGTATAAGGGTTTTTGGAAGAGAGGGTAATAAAGTTCTAGCTTTATTGCAAAATAAATATTAATATTAAAAAGGAGAGTCAGAATGGACGAAAAAATAAAAAAAGCACTTTGGATATCGGATGATCTACATAAAGAGATCAAGATATTCGCAATCAAAAACAACATGAATATTGAGACTGCAACGCAAATGGTCTTAAAGCTAGGCATGGTTTCTTATAAAGAGAGTAAGAAAAATGGGTCAAAATAAAGCAGCAGTTGAGAAGCGTAGAAAAGAATTAGAGCAAGAAAAGTTAGATAAGCAAATAAAGTATTACTATTTTCAAAAAGGTGCTGGAGAGCATTATAGAGAAATACAATACATGAGTGGCAAGATAGTAAGGACAAGATTCGATGCTTGATTGGATATTATATTTTATTGCAGGAATATTTGGATTGGTTTTTATTGGTGCGATTATAAGTGTGATAGCAGCAGTATATATTTTAAATGAGTTAGATTAATGGTAAACGCAAGAAATAAAGGTGCAGCATTTGAGAGATTAATAGTCAATAAACTTAATATTGTATTAGAAGAAAAAGGTTTAGATGAAAGAGTAAAAAGAAATTTAGACCAATATCAGACTAGAGGAATGGCTGACATTTATTTCAGGAACTTTGCTATTGAGTGTAAAAGATATAAGAACAATGGCAATCAGAATGTTTATAAGAACGCATGGTGGCAACAAGCAATAGAGAGTGCTGGTGATGACTTGATTCCTATATTGATATATAAATTCGATAGGAGAAGTATCATGTGTGTTGTGCCTTTATGGCTTTTTAATCAATTTGAACAACCCAACTGGCAATGTGCATATATGTGTCCATTATCAGATATATGCGAAAGGCTAGATGAAATCATACAAAAGGCAGATGGATTTAAACAGCTACCTGCTTGAGCAGGACTTTGAGGATTATTGTAGGTTTGCCTATGACAAAATACAAAGTGCTTGTGAATTTCTCGGAATAATAAATGACGAGGATTATGAAAGTTTTAAGGAAAGGTGTTACACCCAACTTGAAACTGATTACTTAAACAGTATTGAGAAAACAATACATTAACCATAGGAGAGTATATGGATATATTAGGCGGAATGTCAAATTCCAATGGAGACAGCAAAGACTATTATCTTGCTTTTAAAACAGCAGATCAGAAGTTCTTTGTTAATGGTAAAACACCAATTGATATTAAATATTTGCAGTTAGACCCTGCAACATTTAAGTCAGGCTGGGGTCGTTATGCTGGTGAATATCAGTATCAATGGGACAGCAAATTTGGTCAAGCATCACCAAAGCCTGCTGATGATTGGAAAAGAGCCTTTAGTTGTGTAGTTATGCCTTTTGGACATGAACACGCACTTATTTGGAGTAGATTCACTTATGCTGAATCAAGTGCTTTTAATAAGATACTAACTGGCTTTTGGAATCAAATGGATGCAAATAGCGGTTCTTTGCCTGTAGTTGAGTATTTAGGCTCAAAAGAAATACAGGTAGGAATTGGTAGATCATCTGAACTTGATTTTAAATTCAATAAATTTGCACCTAGATTTGATGGTTTTGAAATACCACCTTTCTATGATAATGATGGTGATACTTCAGAAGATGATGGATTTAAAAGTCCAAACGAAGGTCTTGCTGATAAAGTAGCAGAGATGGTAAGTCAGAATGAATTAACTGATGACGATATACCATTCTGATGCAACAGATAGATTGGATAAGAATAGCTCCTGAAGTTGCCAAGCAACTACTAGGAGAACCCAGCAAGACCTCATCTAACGAGCTTAGATGGGGTAACAAGGGTTCAATGGTTCTTAATAAAAAAGAGGGTACATTTTACGATCACGAGGCAGGAGTCGGTGGTGGTGTAATTGATTTAATAAAACACTTAAATCAAGATATAAATACAGTTTTAAAACAGTTTGGTTATGACTTAGCATTACATTCAAATGACTCCTTATTAAGTGGTTTTAACCCCCCTAAAAGTGAAACCACAAGTAATGCTAGGTCATTCGATAGAGACCAAATGATTGACTTATACAAACAGTCAATCGTTAGTCTTAAATATAGCAATAATTTTATTGTTCTTAGATTCCCTGAAGGTCATGCCATTAAACAGAAATATGCACCATTTACATTAGGTGCTGATGGTTTATGGCATCTAAAACGTCCTGAGAGCCCTCTCATGCCAATTTACTATACGGATAAGTACCCTACCAAGCCAATCGTAGTAAATGAAGGTGAGAAGGCTCTGAAGGGCTGTGAGGCAATAATAGGAGATACGCTTGATTCTTGTACTTGGCATGGTGGAGTCAATAGTTGGAAGAAAGCAGACTGGAAGCCTGTATTAGATAGAGAAGTATGGATATTTCCTGATAATGATAAAGCAGGTAAGAATTGTGCAGAAGAACTAGCTGAACATCTTAGAAAAGAAGGATGCAAATCAATTAGGATTATACAGCCACCAAAAGATTTTAATGATAAAGATGATCTTTATGATGCTTATCAGAGGGGTTATTTTAAATCAGCAGATGACTTTATTAACTTTGTCAAAGGACAAAAAGAAAAGCTACCTAAAGGTGCGTTACGCTTTCAGAGAGCCGATATTGTTTTATCGCAGGTAACGAATCCTGATTGGCTTATAACAGATGTTTTTGAAACACAAAGACTTATAACAGTGTTTGGTGAGCCGAAATCAGGCAAATCGTTTATCGCGATAGCTATGGCTTGTGCAGTAGCAAGAGGTAGTGATTTCTATGGACATAATGCAAAAAAAGCACCAGTAGTCTATCTTGCAGGTGAGGGAGTTGCAGGAATTCGTAGGAGATTGGCTGCTTATAACCAAAGCAAACATGGCGGTAGTTTAAAAGAAGCACCATTGTTTTTATCTAACAGAGGTTCAAGGATTAACGAGCCTGAAGAGTATCAGAAGTTAGAAGATGAGATTAATTTGCTTAAACAAGAAGTAGGGCAAATCGGTTTAATTATCTTTGATACGTTTCAGCGTAACTTTAGTGGTGATGAGAATTCAGCTCAAGAGGTTAATAAGTTTGTCAAAGCCGCAGACCAATTGATACATGATTTTGATTGTACAGTATTGCTTGTTCATCATACAGGTAGAGGGAATAAAGGAAGAGCTAGAGGTAGTTCTGTTCTTGATGCTTCTATTGATGGTGAGTTCTTAGTTGAGAGAAAAGATAAGACTGTTGATAGTGCAGAGCAAATGTTTGTCAAGATGAAGCAAACTAAGAATAAAGACGGAATGGGTATGGCAGAGAAAAACTTTGTATTCCATGAGGAGCATTTAGTTGGTGAAGGTCTTGATGTAACTTCAGGATTATTAATTGAGACTGATGCAGAGATTGAATCTGATGAGGAATCACAATCAAAAATAGATCACATAGTAGATAAAAAGATAGCAGGTTTAATGTACTCATTAGCACTAGATGAGGAAAAACCTGAAGAAAAATGGTTTACACACTCTACTTTTGGGCATCATGCTGTTTTTAACGGAAGTGGTAAGGAAATTGGTAGAGATAACACAAATAATGCTTTTGCAAGGTTAGAAAAAGCTGGAATCATAGTTCATGCTACAAGAGACAAAAATGCGACAACCAAGCAGGGTTACAGGCTAGTTGAGTTCAGACCTTATGAAGATTATGAGCTATTATAATGTTAAAGTGTGTAAGTGTGTAAACAAGTGTGTAAGTGTGTAGCGGTACATTATATAAGTGTGTGTGTGTGTAGTAGTCCGTAAGGACTACACAGATACACACTTAGATGTACACACATAACACAGGATATAAAATATGAGTAATTATTTAGAAGAATCTTTAAAAGATAAATTAAAAGAGTTGAGGATTTATGAAGCTGAAACTCAAGTTAAGTGGGGTAATTGGAAACGAATCTATAAAATGGTAGGCGTTGACTTTGAGATCAAATTTCTTAAAGCAGAGCAAATGCTAAAAACATCTTTACGAGAAGACTCCCCTAAAAAGCAAATTGCTATGGTGGAAATGATGATGAGAGCTTATGAGCAGTTAAATATCAAATGTGAAGAAAGTGGATATATTATGATCCAACCAAATGCAAAATGCTTTACGTTTGATAAAAAGACTGCATTGGTATGTGATACTGATGATGAGAAGCCAGTATTAGAATTAATACACAAAGAAGAAAAAGATATTATGATATTTAGCATTGAAGAATTATTACGTTGTATCCCAACTGATTTTATGAGAGCAAAAGAACTTTTAAGCAAATTGGATAAATCTGTAAATATACAAAGAGTAGATTATGACTAAATGGCACGGAGGCAAGGGTAGTAAACGTAGACCTGAAGATTCTAAGAAGATAGATGCAAATTGGGAAAAAGTATTTGGAAAAAAGAAAAAGGAGAAAAAAGATGCCGATAAAACTAAAACCTAGTGCCAAGATAAGAGATAGGGCTACAGGCAAATTAAGTATTGAACATTATTATTTGAAGTGTATGACAATTGCAGAACTTAATGATTATATTGAATCACCAAGTGCAAAGAAAAAGGTCATACAAAAATGTAGGAATGAATTAGTAAGGAGAAGCAAATGACTTGTTGGCATTGTGGAACTAAGGTTATTTGGGGTGGAGATCATGATATAGCTGATGAGAATGAAGAATATGATATTGTCACGAATTTATCATGCCCTAAATGTGAAGCATATATTGAAGTTTACTTACCAAAAGGAGAAGCAAATGAGTGATCCCATCAACAAACCACCCCATTATAATAAAGGCAAATTGGAATGTATCGACTACATAAAGCAACAGTTAGGTGCAAATTTCCCTTCGTATCTTGAGGGTAATGCAATTAAGTACCTACACAGGCATAAATATAAAGATGCCAATATTCAAGACTTAGAGAAAGCAATTTGGTATATTAATAAATTAAAAGAACATTACAAGAACTTATAATGAGCAATAAACCGCAAATTGATGTTTCGCAACTTAAAAGGCAAATCGATAAAGGCAAATCGCTAAACGAGGTGGTAATGTCTTTAGGTAGAAGCAAATCGACTATTCTTAAAGTAGCAAATGAGAATGGTTTAAAGTTTGATAAAAAAAGTCATTGGGCAAATTTATAATTAAGGCAAATTTGATATGCGGATAGTTTTAAAATCAAATCTAAGACAAGTTAGAAAAGAACTTGACCGAAGTTTAAACAAAAAAGATTTCAATAAAATTATGGCTAGAGCCATGAACTATACTGGCGAAAAAATTGTTAATGCTGAAAGGTCACACCTGCACGATAAATTAGATAAGCCAAGACCACAAACAATTAAAAGTGTTGTTATATCTCAATTTGCTAAACCAAGTAGTAGCAAATTAGCTATGACTGTAAGAGTCAAGGATTGGGCGGCGAAATACTTACATTACATTTACAGTGGAGATGATGAACCTGCAAGAAATAGAGGTTATCCCTCTCCAACAAGAGATGGTTTACCTAAACAAGGCAAATTTGGTAATATTGTAAAACTATCTAAAAAGGGTGGTTTATTATCAAGAATAGATAAAACTACTGATTCACAAAGAAAAGGCTCTCGTTTTCAAGGAGTTCCTAAAGGTCAAGGATCAAAAGTTTATGGTATTTGGGAAAGGCAAGGAGTTAAAGGTAGAGATGGATTAAAACTGTTGGTTGCTTATACCCCATTCATTAAGCATAGAAAGTTTATTGATTTCTTTAAAGTTGGAGAAATGGTCGTTAAGAATAATTTGCACAAAGAATTACACAAACAATTTCTAAGACACATGAAAAAAAGATAAAGGCAAATTTATATTTAAGGCAAATTTACCTTTACCGCAAATTTAGTCCTCCTCTCCTATTATTTCTAAAATTACTTTTTGAACTCTTTGAGCCTCATAAACCTCATGCCCTAAATGTGATATATAACCATAATCAGGCTCAGGATCTTTGTGAAAGTCTAGTAACTCTATGTCAAATCTATCTACCCTTTCATTAAAGATGTTATCAACTTCATACTGTATGCTTTTAAGTTTTTCTATTATTTGTTTTTTAGTTAGATTCATTTTTTACTCCTTTTCTTTAAACCATCCATTAAAAATTTCCAATCTTTAAGATCTTCGTATTCACTAACAGACTGCAAATTTAGTTGTATGCTATGCCCATTAGTACAAGCCCAATCTAATTCTGAATCAATTACATGATTTCCAGCACTTCCTATGTATGCACCGATATTGCTTGAAAAACAATTAATCAATGTAACCATGTCATCTAGGCTTAATTGATTTGATAATTCATAGATATCGTTTGCTTCGTATTTATTTTTAGACATTTAGATACTCCTTTTCTTTTGTTGCCATGACTGTATCCCTTGCATCATTGATAGCATCATCAATTACATCAAGAATGGCATCTTCCCAGCCATCAGCCTTGTATATCAGACCTATTGCCAGTTGATTTATCAATTGATATGTTCCTATAATAGGATTCATTTCTTTTGTTTTTTTATCTTTTTCACATTCTTTTGCGTACTTGCTCATCATTTCAACAGCAAGATTAAATGCTAATTTATCGTTTTTCTTTAATTGTGTTTTATTCATGTTTATAACTCCTTACTTTTATTGAACATAAACCTATTATATATAAAAATATATAAATAGCAATAGTTAAATGCAAATTTATATTTAAGGCAAATTTAAGATCGAGGCAAATTTACTTTTGATGCAAATTTACTTTTGATGCAAATTTACTTTTGATGCAAATTTATATTTAAGGCAAATTTATATTTAAGGCAAATTTACTTTTGATGCAAATTTACTTTTGATGCAAATTTATATTTAAGGCAAATTTATATTTAAGGCAAATTTACTTTTGATGCAAATTTACTTTTAAGGCAAATTTATATTTAAGGCAAATTTATATTTAAGGCAAATTTATATTTGAATCAAAAAATCACCGCAAGAAAAAAAAGAAAGCAACAGAAACAAAAAGAAGCAACAGAGAAAAAAAACAAGGCACAGAAAAGCCGTCTATTGCAATATAATTATATATTGATAGTAATACAAGGCTTTAATATTAAAACGTCTTAAAAAGGCTCTAAGGCTCTCTTATATATTGAAGGCATAAAAAAGGCGGTAATAATACCGCCTTTGATTGGTTAGATTAATATTAAAAATGGTCTACTTGTCTAACTACTGGCAACGTGCAAAGCATTAAATAGTTAGGCTCATATTCAACATCAGCTAAATAGTTATATATTTTTTTATGCTCATTATACTCATCATTTAAAACATCTTTTATATATGCTTCTAAAATATCGTTGTCAGTAATAATTTCTGATTCATTTACATTTGGATATAATGCAACAGCTAGAGCATCATCGGGTAAAGGTTCAAATCTAATTCTACCCGTATCATTTAAATCATTATTTAAATTATAATAAAAGCTGTTAGTATTATTTTCATATTTGATATTTTGCATATCATCCTCTAAGAACATTTTTTCAACATCTCTTTTTATATGATTAGAAAAACTATCTAAAATATGAATTTTAGAGTCTCTCATTCCTCCACCATTCCATGTATGAGTTATTAAAAATTTCATTATTCACCCCTTATTAATTTTAATTTATGCCCTTGATTCTGTAGGCGTTTATATTTATCTTGCATAGTTGCAAGACATGAACCCCTAAAGGCTAAAAAGCCTTTAAGAGTTCCGCTATTAATTATTATTTTATATTTCATTATTACCCCCTTAATGTGAAAATATAGCAACATCATAGTTATCTAAATCAATAACATAATAACTATGTTTTAAATCTCTCTCATAAGATTCATAATCAAAATTATTTATAACAAATTGTTGTGCATCTTTGTTAACATTCGTTTCAATATCTAGATCAGCCATTTCATAGGCAAAGTCTCTGAAATTGTCGCAAGTGGTTACATGGGAATTTTCAGCTTCATCTATTAAATCAATAGAATAATTATGTTGATTTGCCATATATTTAAATAGGATTTCATTATCAAGATATGAATCATTTACAGCATGAATTAATTTATACAGCTCTTTATGGCATGGATATTCGCCCATATCAACAAAATCATCATAATCATGCACCGCCACTTCATCGGCGTTTCTTGTTACTTGTTTAATTGCTTCTAAAAAACCCTCTAATGTTTCATAATCTAAAGGATATAACCAGCCCCCAATCATACGCCCTTGATTGTATGCTTCTAAGTTAGCGAAATATACGCCGTGTTTTGTTTCTTGTTGTTGTACTTGTTCCATGTTTATATTCTCCTTATTAATTAAAGGTGGCTATTGAGCCACCTTGATGTTGTCTAAATCAATCCAATGAACCACAAAAACTGGTGCTTCTTTATGTATGCAGTAATCAACTTCATACATAACATCTTTATTTATTAAACTGCCGATAGTTCCTTCAGCACTTTCAACAGTCCACCCGTTTTTATTTAATAGCTCTATCGCTTCATCCATGTATATATATTCTGTTATATCTGTTGGCTTTAAATCATTACAATCTTTTTCATACCAAAAGTCAGACATCTCTACATGCTCATTAAAAAGTTTTATTGCTTCTATTTGATTATTAGTAAATTCTCTCATGTTTATTTTCTCCTTATTTAAATTAAACATAACACTAATATATATAAAAATATATTTATAGTCAATAGATAATATAAATTATTTTTAATTAATATCTTTACCTCTTTTTATACCTTTATAAATTCCATGAATAATAGAGTTTTTATTATTTTTTATCTTTTCTTTGATTTTTAGGCGTTCTTTTTTGATGTCCTCTGTATCCCTTTATTTATAAGGCTCTCAGCTTCAAGGTACTTTCCAGCCAAGCACTACGCAGGTTGCGGCACCCCATTCTTTTTGTAGCGACAGAGCTGTACTATCAGCCGTATTTATAATATAAATGACCTTTTGTAATTGAGCTTTATATCAAGTATATTTATACTTATGAGTATTAAGAAATCACGATAAAAACTTGGCTACAAGAAAAGAATTAGCAGAACACCTTGATCTATCACCACAATCAATAAGTGATTTGATAGGTAAAGGAATCTTTACTATTGGTTCAGGAAGGTCTCCTGTTAATATAGACGTATGCAGGGTACAGTATATTAATCATTTACGAAAATCTGCTAGATATACTAGAAAAGATGGCACTGGTGATATAACAGAAGAGAAAACAAAACTTACTGCTGCTCAAGCTAGGAAGGCTGAACTTGAAGTAGAAGAGATGGAAGCTAAGTTAATACCAGCAGAACTGGTGCAAGAGACATGGATTGATTATGTATCTAATGCAAGAGCTAAGTTGTTAGGCTTGCCATCAAGAATTGCACATCAAGTCATAACAGTAGATAAATATGCAGAAGCTGAATTAATAATAAAAGAACAAGTGCATGAAGCACTAAACGAGTTAGCTCAAGATGGAATACCTCAAAAATATAGAAAAGGTGATACAGGAGACCAATCAGGTATGGACTCCACCACCGAATCTAAAGATTAGCGACTGGGCTGATAGATACAGACGTTTATCTCCTGAATCTTCAGCAGAAGCTGGAGCTTGGCGTACAGATCGTGCTCCTTACCAAAGAGAGATAATGGATTCATTTAATGATCCTGATATTCAAAGAATTATATTCATGAAATCTGCTCAAGTTGGTGCAACGGAGATACTTCTCAATGTTATAGGTTACTACATAGATCAAGACCCAGCACCTATGTTAATCATGCAGCCAACTTTACAGATGTCTCAGGCATTTAGTAAGGATAGGCTTGCTACTATGATTAGGGATTCTGAGAAGATAAGAAATTGTGTTAAAGACCCTAGAAGTAGAGATAGTGGTAATACAGTATTATCTAAGAAATTTGCTGGTGGTAATTTAAACATAGTGGGTTCTAATTCTGCATCAGGACTCGCCTCAAGACCAATTAGAATCGTATTAGCGGATGAGGTTGACAGATATGAGTCATCTGCTGGTGCTGAGGGCGATCCTATATCACTTGCTACTAAAAGAACGACTACTTTTTGGAATAAAAAGATATATATGTGTTCTACACCTACAATCAAAGGATTATCAAGAATAGAAACTGCTTTTGAAGAATCAGATAAACGCTTTTATCACGTTCCTTGTCCTGAATGTAACGAAAAACAGGTTTTAAAATGGAAAAACGTAGTTTGGGATGAAAACAAGCCTGAAACAGCTTCTTATGCTTGCGATCATTGTGGTTCAGTTATAGATGAATCTAAAAAGCAATGGATGTTAAAACATGGTGAATGGATTGCATCAGAACCTAAATCTAATACAGCAGGATTTCATATATCAGAGTTATATTCAGTTTGGTCAACATGGGCTGATATGGCTAAAAACTTTCTTGAAGCTAAAAAACAGCCTGAAATGTTAAAAACTTGGATAAATACTGCTTTGGGCGAATCTTGGGAAGAACAAGGAGAAACAGTTGAATATGAAACATTACTTGAACGTAGATTAAATTATGATTACACAAACATTCCTGAAGATGTATTAGTTTTAACTGCTGGTGTGGATACACAAAAAGACAGATTGGAATTACAGTTAGTTGGTTGGGGTAAAAACTATGAAGCATGGGTTTGTGATTACAAAATATTTTGGGGTGATCCAAACGCTATAAATGTTTGGTCAGACTTAGATGCCTATCTTAAGAAAAGATTTAAAACTGAATCTGAAAGATTAATACCCATATCGTGCTGTACTATTGACTCAGGTGGTCATCATACCAATATGGTTTATCAATTTACTAAGCCACGACAAGCTAGAAGAATCTTTGCGGTTAAAGGTTTATCTCAAGCTGGTAAGCCAATTGCTAATAGACCTACATTTGTTGGCAAAAATAAGGCTGTTTTATACGGAATTGGTACAGATTCAGCAAAAGAAGCTATTTTTGCACGTTTGGCTGCTGAAAATGAGCTAACTACCTTGCATTTTTGCTCAGACCTTGATGAAGAATATTTTAAACAGCTTACAGCAGAAAAAAGAGTTACAAAGTTTGTTAGAGGTCGAAAATCTTTAATTTGGAAGCAATTAAGACCAAGAAATGAGGCTTTGGATACATTGGTCTATAATTTTGCTGCTATTTACATCTTAAACCCTAATTTTGATTCAATTGAAGAAAAAATACTAACAAGACAGACAAAACCTAAAGAAAAAGGGCAAAATAAACCCCAAAGAGGCATAAATAGAGGCAATTTTGCTACTTCTTGGAAGTAATTTGACTTTTCCTTGTAAATATGTTGACTTTTTAGCAGAAAACCATAGTGTAATATTAGATATATCTAAAACATTATGAGGTTTTTGCTTGAGCAACAAATTTGATTCAACAAATTATCCATCACAAGTTCCTACTGAACTTCAGTTGGGAGACTATTGGGCATGGAAAAGAGAAGATTTAGCTAACGATTATCCAGTAGCAGACTATTCACTATCTTATGAATTTAATTTAGTTGATGGTGCTACAGCATCTAATTTTACATTAACTGCAACTGAGTCAGGTGATACCTACTTAATTGAGGCTAGTAATACATCTTCTTATACAAAAGGTAATTACAACTGGGTTTCTTACATAACTAGAAGCTCTGATTCTGCAAGAGTCAAGCTAGAAGAAGGTTTTGTAGAAGTTCAAGATAATTATGCAACTACAACTGCTTCGGTTAGAAGTCATGCAAAGATTGTTTTAGATGCAATAGAAGCAGTTATTGAAAATAGAGCAAATATTGACCAATCATCTATGTCTATAGCTGGTAGGTCATTATCAAGAATGTCTATAGACGAACTTATGACTTTTAGAGACAGATATAAAGCTGAATATCTAAAAGAAGTCAAAATACAGAGAATTAAGAATAAACGTGGATCAGGAAACACTATTAAAGTAAATTTTGGTAGGGTAACTGGTTCTAATCCTTCGAGTTACACATAATGGCATGGTATAACAGAATATTAGGCATAAATGAGCCTAAACAGAAAAAAAGACAAGCATACAGAAGAAGCTACTCAGGAGCTAATACTGGAAGATTGTTTGCAGATTTTGTTACCACTTCTACAAGTGCCGATGCTGAGATAAAAGATAACATAAGAATTTTAAGAGATAGAGCAAGAGAGTTAGCAAGGAACGATAGCTATATTGCAAGATACTTAAACCTGATGGTATCTAATGTTATCGGTAAGCATGGCATAAGAGTTTCCAGTAAAGGTCGAGATGACAATGGCTCATTAGACGTTGCTGGAAACCAGCTCATTGAGTCAGCTTGGAAGGAATGGGGTCAGGTAGGTAATTGCACAACTAATGGCAGATTATCATTTTTAGATTGTCAAAAAATATTTATTGAATCTTTATGTAGAGATGGTGAAGTATTAATTAGAAAAATAAAAAACAGTAATTCACCTTTTGGTTTTCAGTTACAGTTTTTAGAAGCAGATCATTTAGATGAAAATAAAAATGATGTTTATAAAGCTACTGGCAACAAAGTTAAAATGGGTGTTGAAGTAGATAAATATGATAGACCAGTTGCTTATCATTTATATAAAGATCATCCATACGATAGAGTTTATTTAAGTCAAGCACAACACATTAGAGTTCCTGCTGATGAGATTATCCATGCTTACCTACCTACTAGAGCAGAACAAACTAGAGGTATTTCTTTGGTTGCTACAGCAATGGCTAATGTGAAAATGTTAAATGGTTATTTAGAGGCGGAGATAGTTGCAGCTAGAGTTGGAGCATCAAAAATGGGCTTCTTTACCTCTCCTGATGGAGATGGATATGTTGGTGATGGAGAATATGAAGATACTTTTAATCCAACAATGAACGCACAAGCTGGTGTATTTGAGCAATTGCCTCAAGGTATGGATTTCAAAGCATTTGATCCTACTCATCCAACTACTGCTTTTGATTCATTTACAACAAGTGTTTTAAGAAGTATCGCATCAGGTTTAAATATTTCTTATCATTCATTATCTAATGATTTGACTTCAGTTAATTATTCTTCAATAAGACAGGGTGCTTTAGAAGATAGAAGTATGTATCAGATATATCAACAATTTGTAATTGACCATTTTATAAACCCAGTTTTTAAATCTTGGTTAGAAATGGTTATATCTACAGGTTATATCAATCTACCTATGGGTAAATTTGATAAATTTGCTAGTTCTGTAAATTACATTCCAAGAAGTTTTGCTTGGATTGATCCTTTAAAAGAAATGCAAGCAAATGTAATAGGTTTACAAAACGGAACACTTACTTATGCTGATATTAGTGGTTCATACGGAAGGGATACTGAAGAACTTTTTGAACAACATCAAAAAGAAATTGAATTAGCTAAACAGTATGATATTGAATTAGCTTATCAACCATTTGGTCAAAAAAATCCAGTAGACGCTAAGATTCTTGGCGGAGATGAAGACGATGGCTAGACCAACTGAAGGAATGAAAGTAGAGGCTCGTAAGGGTTTAGACTGGAGAAAAGAATTTGGTCGTG